ATACCAGATTTGAAAAATCATTCTTGCGTTGCGGGTTTTGACTATGCAAGCATTCGAGATTTCGCAACAGTCGGATTGCTTTTCAAGGAGGATGACAAGTACATTTGGTTTCAGCATAGTTTCGCAAGGAAACAGTTTCTGGATACATTTAAATTGAAAGCACCTATCAAAGATTGGGAATCCAAAGGTCTAGTAACCATACTTGATGAACCGTCTATCGACCCTCGTCATTTAGTGGATTGGCTTGTGGAAAAAAGGAAACATTACAACATTGAGATTGTGGCGTCTGATGGATTTAGAATGGATTTGTTACGGCCGTTGCTTGATGAGAATGAATTCGCTAATGAATTCTTCAGAAACCCAAGGGGAGTTCAAGCTAAAGTAGCGCCAATCATTGAAGATGGATTTGCAAATGAACGATTTATTTTCGGTGACGACCCTATGATGCGATGGTACACGAACAATACGTATATCAAAGAAGACAGTTTAGGAAACAGAACGTTTTTGAAGAAGGAGCCAATACGACGAAAAACAGATGGCTTCCACGCTTTCTTGGCTGCTTTGTACAAAAGAGAGTTGATTGCCGAAACTATCGATTATGATGATGCTTTTGATATGTTGGATGAGATTGAATTTTAGAAAGTGAGTGATCACTATGTATAAACCTCAATACCTGAATGTGGAGCGAAAAACAAAAAACGTAATGGCCGGTAACACAGTCTATTTCACTAAAGTAACCACAACCCCATTGGGTTACAAAAAGAAACCGCCTGAACAACTCCAAAATAAATCAGGTAGGCGATTTGCCGGAAAGTGATGGTGATCCATATATCTAATCCAATTGAAAGGTGGTGAAAATATGTGAGTTTATTTGATGTCTTTAAGCAGTCCATACGTAACGAAGAACCCTCAGACTGGATTCCCGATCTTGTCTATGGGGATGATGAATCTGCTCGAGCATATCTGAAAATCATGGCTAAGAACACAGTGCTTGATTTTGTAGCAAGGACAATGTCCACACTGGAAGTAAAGTTCAAAAACAAAGATGGCACTGCTGACTGGGAATACATTTTGAATGTTCGACCCAACAATGATATGTCAGCTGCAACGTTCTGGGAAAAGTTTTTCTACCGACTTATGGACGATAACGAAGTGCTGGTCATTTTTACTGAAGATAACCAATTGTTGATCGCTGATGATTTCTCTCGAACTGAATACGCTATTTACGATGATGTATTCACTGGGGTGACAGTAAAGAATTATGTGTTTCAAAAAAGCTTCAATATGTCAGATGTAATCTATATTGAATACAACAACGACAAACTAGACAGGTTTACCAATGGGTTGTTTGAAGATTACTCCGAATTGTTCGGAAGAATCATTGAAATTGCAATGAGAAACAATCAAATTCGCGGTTCAGTATCAATAGAATCAACTGGTAGCATTAATGAAGAAAAAGGGAAAGACGGCAAGACACGAAGTCAACGACTACAAGAGTATATCGACAAAGTCTATAATGCTTTCAAAACAAAATCCGTAGCTATCGTAGCGAAAGTAAAAGGATTCGAGTACGAGGAATACACCAATAAGCAAGGTGTGTCTAATCAATCGTTGGATGAATTGAATAAAATGAAAACATCTTTGATCGATGATGTAGCAAACGCCATAGGGGTTCCTACGGCGCTTATTTATGGTGAAAAAGCTGAACTTGATTCCAACGTTAAAGCATTTCGCCAACTGTGCATTACTCCATTAGTTAAAAAGCTTCAAGACGAACTAACAGCCAAAGTTTTATCTCGTCAAGATTACAAAAACGGTGAACGCGTAAAAGTAACTAATGTACTGCCGAAAGATTTATTAGATTACGCTACACAAATTGACAAAGCCGTTTCCAGCGGAACGTTCTTGCGTGACGAAGTTCGAGAAACGCTTGATTATGGTCCGTTGCCAAATGGTGAAGGCCAGCAACTGATTATGACTAAGAATTATGAAAAAGTGAAGGGAGAAGAAGGATAGTGGCGGAATATTGGAAATGGATTGAAGGCTACGAAGGCCTGTATCAAGTTAGCAATCTTGGTAGAATTAAAAGCTATTATCGTTCTACGAGGATCTTGAAAAAACTCTTGTCAACAGACGGATACGAAGTTGTCGGTTTATGGAAAAATAAAAAGCCTAAACGTTTTAGCGTCCACAGACTAGTGGCTCAAGCCTTTATAGCCAATTCTGAAAATCTCCCAGAAGTTAATCATATAGACGAAGATAAAACTAACAACTTTGTTGATAACTTGGAATGGTGCACTCATGAATACAATATGAAGTTCGGCACCGGAATGACCAGAAACATTAATTCGAACAAAACCAAAAATGGAAAACCAATTTTTGCTATTAACAAAGATGGCACAGATTTCTTCTTTGATTCTGTAAGGGAATTATGCAAAAACCTTAATTTAGACAAAGGTGCTGTATTCGCTTGTTTAAGAGGAGATCAATTAACGCACAAAGGATTTTCATTTGAATTGCAAGATTTCAACGAAAGGGGGTGAGAAAGAAAATGCCGAAAGTTAAAAAAGTACCGTTTCAATTTACCAACGAGATTCAAAATGGTAAGCACATTCTCACCTTAAGTGGCAATGTCCAAAAGAAATATTGGCGTGATGATGATGTCATTAATGCGAAAGATATCCGAGAATCACTGGATACAGTCACAGATGATATCGTGATCAAACTGAATAGTCCTGGCGGCGATGTGTTTGAAGGGATTGAAATTTATAACTATCTAAAAGATCATCCATCAAATGTCACTGTCGAAGTAACTGGTTTGGCAGCAAGCGCCGCAACCTTTATCGTTGCTGGTGCCGATGAAGTGATTATGAATGTCGGAACTTCTTTGATGATCCACGAAGCTTCAACATTCGCTTGGGGAAACAAACAGGATATCCAAAAAACTTTGAATGCTTTGGAGACCATCGATGATTCAATTCTGGCAATTTATTCTGATAAGACCGGTCAATCTGCTGACCAATTACGTGAATGGATGAATGAAGAAAAATGGTTCACGGCAGACGAAGCAGTCGAATTCGGATTTGCTAATTCTGTGAAACGTGCCGAACCGGAAGATGAACCACAAGATATTGCATCTATGATTCAAAATGCTGTCGCTGTTGCGATGGCTAATATAAGCCAACCTGTTACAAATCAAGTGGAACAAGAACTAAAACCAAAATCATTAATCGCACGTTTGCGAAAAGGAGAATAAACTATGTTAAAAATTACAGACAAAACTGCAGATGCGAAGAAAATCTTCAACGCTATTTCTGCAAAAGAAGATGCAACACCTGAACAAGTAAACAATGCTTTAGAAGCTTACGTCACAGCCATTGCAGAAGATGCAGGTGCACAAGTACGTGCTGAGTACGAAGAATTAAAGAACGTAACTGACAACCATGTTTTAGAAGCTCGGGGGATTCCAACCTTAACTGCTGAAGAAACGAAATTTTATAATGAAGTCTCAAAAGCTGGCGGATTTGACGAAGATTTAGTATGGCCAGAAACAATCTTTGAAAAAGTATTCGAAGACTTGGAAAAAGATCATCCTTTGTTGCGCTTAATCAATTTCCAATCAACCGTTGGAAAAGTCAAGGTCATTCGTTCTCGTCGTAAAGGTGTGGCGGTGTTTGGACCATTACACAAAGATTTAGAAGGACAACTTGACGCGGAATTCGACTCGACAGAATACACGCAACTTGCATTGACTGCATTCATGCTAATTTCTAATGATACATTAGACTTAGGTCCTCGTTGGATCAATCGGTATGTACAGTTATCTTTGCGTGAAGCTGTTTCTGACATCTGGGAAGTGAAAATTGTCACTGGTACAGGGAATAACGAGCCGATTGGTCTTTTGAAAGATTTGGATGGAGCTGTTACTGGAGGTGTATATCCTGATAAAGCATCGGCTGGTACTTTGACTTTCAAGGATTCAGCTACTATGGTAAAAGAATTTGCTAAAGTACTGAAAACTGCTTCAAAATACACACATCGTATTGGTGACAACGATACTGACGGTGAGACAAAATATCGTAAGGTTTCAGGAAAAGTGTACTTGATTGTAAACCCTGTTAATTATTACGATATCGTGGCTCGTGTTACGACTCAAAATGCTAACGGCGTTTTTGTTTCGAACTTGCCATTCATTTCGCAAGATCATATCATCGAATCTTTAGATGTTCCTGAAAATAAATTGATTGCATTTATTGACGGCGAATATGATGCTACTCAATCTCGTCCTGAAAAAATTGCAGTTTACAAAGAAACCTTTGCAATGAAACGTGCAACTTTGTATGCGATTGATATGTTAGGTAACGGACAACCAACTAACAACGATGCGGCTCAAGTTTACGACATTGCTATTCCTGTCGATGCAACTGCTCCAGCGGGGGAGTAACAACGCCTAACGCTCGAACGGCGACAGTAGACTATAACAGCCTTACTGTGGCGCAATTGAAAGCATTGCTAGACGAGCGTGGAGTTACATATCCAAGCAATGCTTTAAAAGCTGATTTAGTTGAACTTTTGGAGGGGTGACGAATGAATAACCAAATTTATATTGATGAATATAAAGCACGTTTTCGCATTTTCCACTCCTCCGAGGATGAAGAAATCGGAGAACAACTGGAAAATTCGTTTGAAGATATCCAGTCGTTGATTGGGACGTTTGACCCTACCGCATATAAAAAAGGCAAAGAATTAGTATTCGAGCGTACTCGTTATTTACGTAATGAGTCACTCGAATATTTTTATGACAACTTTCAAACGATGATTATGGATGCATCTGTTGATTTGGTGGGTGACGTAGATGGCGATTAATCCTAACTACAAAAAGCCTGAAATAGTAGCCGGTGATTTAAATACTCCAGTTACTTTTTTTGAGGTTAAGCCAAACGAAGGCCCCGA